GATAAAAGCCTTGAATTGTTTAGAAGGTTTATACAAGCACTACCAACAGATAATCCACACTTGCATCCAAGTTATCTGCAAGCATTGCTAAGACTTGATAAGAATAGCCGGGAACGTCTGTATTTTGGGAATTGGGAGTATGACGATGATCCAGCAGCACTTATTGATATAGAAAGTATCACTGATTACTTTACTACACCGGCTGAATATGCTAAAGGATATCATCTAAAACCTGAAGGCATTAAGTACATGACTATTGATGTAGCCCGAAAAGGAAAGGATAAGACAGTGTTCAGGATCTGGCACGGATGGTTGTGTATTGCTCGTTATGAAATGGCTAAATCTCTAGTACCTGAAACTGTTTCAAAGGCTAGGGAATTAGCTAATAAGCATGGTGTTTCTATCACAAACATTGTAGCAGATGAAGACGGTGTAGGAGGTGGAGTTGTAGACTATTTAAAATGCGGTGGCTTTGTAAACAATAGTTCTCCTTTAGAGATGCTCGAAGGAGGTAATTATGTAAAGCCCAATTACGAGAACTTAAAAAGTCAATGCTCTTTTAAAATGGCTGAAATGATATGTAATAGGTTGACAGGTGAAATTTGTGATGATAGTATAGTTCGGGAAAGGACCGCTGAAGAAATGGAACAGGTCAAACAAAAGAACCTTGAAAAAGATGGTAAGCTTGGAGTAGTTCCTAAAGAAACAGTAAGTGAAAAACTTGGACGTTCACCCGATGATTGGGATAGCATTATGATGCGTTACTGGTTTGCCCTCAGAAAAACATATAAAACAAGAGTAAGAGTATCATGATGAAAAATATAACATTAAGACAATATGCAACCCTTGTTGATTCATCGATGTATGATTCTGTACTGGAGCATGTGAACCCGGTTAACAGCTTCCAAGGTGGTAAGATGAACATTAACCAGATGCCTTATGCCAATGTTAAGTATTGCATACGCATAATACAAAAGGTTGATAAATGGGAGATCATATGCCAATTGTTTGAAATATGTTTTGATGTGCCGGAAGTGAAGTTCTGGAGAGCTGGAGTAGTTGAGTTCTTCCAGGCTAAGAAGTTCATGACTGATTCTTTTAATGCACTTGTGCAGAATGAAGCAAAGCAGCTGGCCAGCAAAGCAACTGATGAACATTTATGGAAAATGGCAGGTGCTGATAATTTAAGGCCCTTTAATGATACCCTGCCATTAATACAGCTGGGTAAGCTGTTTGGACAATACCCGTTTGATTTAGGGCGTAAACCATATAGTGAGGTGTTTAGCTTGTTGGTTCAGATCAAAGCACAAAATGAAGTAGAATCAGAATATCAAAAACTTAATAGTAAATAGTTATGGAAGGAAATCACTTAATAACAACAGATGCATGGTTTTATGCTCCAGATGGGAAGCAATATAAAGCCGTTTGGGGTAATGTTCAAATTACTGATGATTCAGTATTGGGAGTAAAAACGAATGCGAGATCATCAAACTGGTTTGCAAAAGTAGGTAATGATGAGAACTATGTGATAGTAGCAGGATGCCAAATACATTATGCTATTAAGTGTGATAAACCTATTATGAACGATGTAGAGGATTATGTCATTCACGATGGAGATGCAAAAGTTTTCAACCGACCAACCGCAATATATATAGCAGAATGAAACTATCAAAACGAAAATTGAATGCTTTGGCATTTATGTCGCTAATAGGACTTATTGTCTTTGTAATATGGGTTATCCAAGGAATTTTATCACTTATTAAATACATATTCTAAGATGAAAGACATAGTAAGAATATTACAGGACGTTGCACTAGATAAGGGGTTAGTTTATCATTATGGTAAAAAAGCGGCTCTAAACCTTTTAGATGGTACGCTGGAGCCTACTAACATATTCCTGCTGCATGAATTTACAAACAGGAAAAGTGAGTACAACATTACCGGTACTAAAATCATAGCCACAAATTACGAAGGTAAGTTCTTTCTGGTAAAGCATAGTGATTACGATCAGCAGTACTTTCAAGAAGTTGGAACGGAACAAACAAGTAAGTATGTAATAAACATAGAGCCTCTTTTAAGCGTGTTTACATCAATTGGTAATACGCTTTCATGCATTGATCTAACAGTTAGCCAATGGGATAACATAGATGTTACTGATGCGCTCGATGCTAACATGGACGGTTTGTTATGCTCTTATAAAATTAAAGTGCCTTATACCCATGAATGAGAATACAGAAATACTACAGCAGGAGTTTGATGCTTTGAAAACTGAGCTTATTGCCAAGTATGATGAACTTGGAATGAGGGCTTCAGGTCATTGGGCTGATAGCTTGGAGGTAGTTGTTTCAGGCAATAATGCAAAGATCATTGGTGAAAGCTATTCACAGCAATTAGAGTATGGCCGCAATGCCGGTGGTAAATCAGGAACGGGTACATCTTTCAGTGAAGCAATAGAACAATGGATAAAGGATAAAGGTATTGCAAGCCGTATCGAGGGTGAAATATCAGTAAGTAGTTTAGCATTTCTGATCGTTAGAAAGATTATGCGTGAAGGATGGAAACGAGAAGAATATGGAGGTGTTAATCTTATTACTCAGGTTATTACTCCAGAGAGAATACAGCAAATCATTGATAGAATAGGTATAGAACAAACAGCCGGATTCATTAGAGACATTACAACATTTTTAAAACAGGCAGCATAATGGCAATAGTATTTATAAAATCTTTAGAACCTTTAAAATTAAGGATGGCATATAACAATGACGTTATTAAGTTCTATAGTAATAACTCAACAACCATTGTAAAATATGCTGATGTTATAATTGATACACCTGGAAGTGTTCCTGATGTAACAATGAGATTATACCCGGCGCCGGATGGAACATTTACATGCAACCTGAAGCCTTATATAGTATCACTGATAAACAAACGAAACTTTGAAGATACCACGCAGACAAATATCAATAGCAATGATATTACCAGCTTCTTTTATGATAACACTATAGGAACGATCTTAAAAAAGAACCTGAACATAGTTATTCCTGGTGAATCGTACACTGTTGGACTTTTCTGGATTGCTGGAGTTGAACAGCTAGGACTTAGGCCGCAATTTGACATGAGAGAGTTTTATGTAATGTCACCCTACGATAAGAATACATACTACCATAACTATATAAAATACTGGCAGGGATATCCTTTTGATCTTCCGTTCTTTTATGGCAATAATATTACGGCCAATATAAACAATTACAAAATCAAGAATGAAACAAACCTTCTTGATATGTCTTTTACAATTGATAAGACAGGATCCGTAAACTTAGCTGGTCGCTTATTCTTTTCTGATGGCCGTACCGATGAAACACTGGAGGATCTATTGCCATTAGTTGAAGGATATAATAAACTTATATGGTCAAAAGTAGGGCAACCCTCTACTAAAGACAAATTTATCACTTTAGAAAAGATGCCTTATAGATGTGGTGTGTACTTCAAATGGCTAAATAAATATGGTGGTTATAACTATTGGTTGTTTGAAAACACCTATTCGATTGATCGAACTTCAAAACAGCTGGGAGAACTAAGCCGTGATAATGACAACCTGGAAGATACATTCAGTAATGCAATACAAATTGGTAAGGATTCGCAGGACACTATCAAAGTTATTGCTGAGCTTATTCCGGAACATGAGAGAATTGTCTTAGAGGGAATAATTGACAGCCCTAAAATATACATGTTCACTGGCCAGCCATTCGCACGTAATGGTTTTAGGGACTGGGTAGAGGTAAGTCTTAAAACAACTAATACCAGAGTAAAGAACCCAAAGCAGCAACTTACAAACTTTGTTTTTGATTTTGAATTACCACAACGATACACACAAACCTTATGAGTTTAGCCCTATACATAAATAATGAAAAGGTTGATTTAGAACCATCACAGGTAATTGCACAAACTAAGCAGGTCAATGATTTGAATAGTATTGATAGCAGGGATGCCAGCTATACCAATACATTCAAGTTACCTAAAACAGCAAACAATGTTAGGATAATGCAGTACATGACATTACCCGGTAATGTTTCAATGGTTCCTTATAAAAGAAATAATTGCACCCTGTACAGTAGTACCGGCGAATGCTTCATTTATAATGGTTGGGCTATTGTCACGGATGGTGGTAAGACTTATGATGTAGTTGTTATTGATGGTATCATTGACTTCTATAAAGCTATTGAAAATAAGAATCTTTCTGATCTTGATCTATCTGCTTTAGTGCATCAAAAAACAGTTATAGAGGTTCTTTCTACATGGTCACAAGTAAAGCCTTATAAATACATCCTAGCAGATTACAACGGTGATACAGGTAATGTGAATACAGATGAAGGAATTACACCTTCTGTCAATATTGATTATCTCGTACCTTCTGTTAATGTATCATGGTTATGGGATAAAGTATTTACAACCTTCAATTGTCAATACTTTGGTACTGTGTTCAACACCTATAACTTTAAAGAGTTATGGATGACCTTCCCAAAAGGCCAGCTTATAACAGGAGAAAACGATCACACCATTTTTAAAAGTGATAACTATGTTTTTCAAAGCCCTGGCGCAACTGGTCATTGGTTTGCAAAATGGAATTCTACTATAGTAAATGAACTTCTTTCTAATTTTAATAATATTCACATGCAAGTAGCTGAATCTGCTACTTATAGAATCAGGGTTAAAGGGAAGCTATTTGGCTATAAAGATACAAATCTAAGTATGCCACAAAATGGTAAAATAAGATTAGGTAAAAATGGACAAGAAGCAAGTAGTAATACTGAAATCGGAATACCAACCTTCAAAGTAGTTGCTGATAATATTCCTTCAGGTGAAGACTTTGAGTATTCACCCCCGGATATATTCCAATTAAATGAACTTGATACAATATGTGTTATTGTTACCAGGGCAACTGAAGCTGTAGGCGGCTATTTAGGTTTGAATACTCCTAACAATAAACTAGAAGTTGAATTTTATAGAGTAGATCCTAACGAGATAGACTTTAGTCAAGCCTTTTCAGATTTCCCTATCAAAGATTTTATAAACGAAGTAGTACAGCGTTTCGGCCTTACCATATTTAAGGGCAAATACGAACAGAAATACACTTTCCTAACACTTAACGAACAATTGGTATCTGCTAACACTGTAGATTGGAGTAGCAAGTTTTCAAAGAAGCTAACAGAAAACTATATCTATGGTACATATGCACAACAAAATTACTTCAGGTATAACTATAACGACAAAGAAAGCACGCACAACGATTCATTTATTCTTGTTAATAACGTAAACCTTCAGGATAAAAAAGACCTTGTAAAGTCAAAAATATACAGCCCGGAAAGATTACAAACCAGATATCTAAACGAGCCTATCAATGTTTATAAAATATGGGATAAAGAAGTTGTAGAAGATCCTGCTGAAGGTGAAGATCCTATAAAATACAATCCGTTGGATAAGAGATATTATTTTTTAAGATCAGTTCAGCGTACCGGATTGATAAATGTTATATCAAAAAGGTTAGCTCTTACAGGAACTGCAACGCTATACTATAGAGAGAATTATTATAACCTGCCTTTTGCTGATATCCTGCAGGATTATTACGCACCGTTAAGGCAGATCTTTACAAGAGCAGCTATAGTAAATGCTGAATTATATCTTAACGATATCGATGTTTCAAGCTTTGACTTTAAAAAGCTGTATTTCTTTAGCCAGCTGGGTAATTACTACCTGATGAATAAGATCAATAATTACATACCAGGCAGGCCAACTAAATGTGAGATGGTCCGGGTTATGTTTGAAGATTTGGCAGATCCTCCAAAGGCTGTAAAAATAACAAAGGTTATTGTTTTGAACAATGCCATTAAGGTAACGTATGAATTGAGTGTTAATGTAAACACTTTGGCTTTACAATACTCACTTAATCAAACTTCATGGAGTAGTACAATATTTCAAAGTTTTGTAAACCCTGTTAACTTCAACTTACCATCAGCCGGTGTATGGTACATCAGGATTAAAGCAGGTAATGAGTTTTCAAATGTAGTTCAGTTAACTACACCATCAACACAAATCATAATACCATAAGCTATGGCAGGAGAAAGAATAGTATTAGCAGAACTGGATCTTGATGTACAGAAATTACTTCAAGCATCTATGGAAAGTAAGACGGCCATCATGGCACTTAAAGCAGAGCAAAGCGAGTTGAAGAAATCAGGTGAAGAAGGATCTGCACAGTTCATCAGAAATGAAGTTGAGTTAAGAAGGTTATCTGCTGCATACCGTTTGCAAACAACAGCTGTACAGGCTCAGGTATCAGAAGGTGGCAAGCTTGTTAATCAACAGGCCGCATTAGCTGAAACTGTAGACCGGTTAAACCAGACGGAAAACGAGTATAGAAAAAACAATGCAGATCTTTTAAAACTAAGAAAAGATTTAAATGTTACTTCTGCAACCTACCAAAAAGATCTTGATGCGATTAATGCTAAGATCAATGAAAACAATAATTGGATTAAGGGTAACGTATCGGAATATGAAAAGCAAAAAATTGCAGTAGGGGGTTATTCTGAAGGTATAAAAGAAGCTATAAAAGATACAGGTATATTCAGTGGGGCTTTAGGTGCTGTTGGTGCAGATTCCAGTGGTGTAGTTGATGTAATGAAAAGCTTTACACCGATCCTTACTGATATAGGGGATAAACTTAAAGAAGCTGTTACTGATCTTGGTTTGCTGAAAACAACACAAACTGCAGCTGCTGTTGAAACGGAAGTATTAGCAACAAGCACAACAGTATTAGCTGCTGCTGAAGATGTAGCTGCTGCCAGTGCAACCACATTAGCGGCCGGATCTGAAGCGGTTACAGTTGCTCAGGAAGTCCAAGCAACAACCGCAGCAGTAGCAACAGCCGGAGCAGAAGCAGTATCAACAGCGCAGGTGGCCCAAAATGCTACTGCTAGAGGAGCTGCAACCGGGACCAACATTCTTTCGGGTGCATTAACAATATTGCAATTGGTTTTAGATGCATTAGGTATTGGTCTTATTATAGCTGCTGTTGTTTTACTTATAGCTGCATTTAAAAGTTTCACCCCTTTAATTGATAAGATTGAACAAGGCTTTGCAGCAGTAACCGCAGTTTTTCAGGTTCTCATAAATGCTGTCATAGCATTTGTTAGCGGTGCTAAATCATTAACAGATGCTTTCAGTGGGTTGGGTAGTTCCATGAGTCAGGCGGCTGATGATGCCATTAAACTTAAAAAGGCACAACAGGATCTGGAAGATGCTATGGCATTACAGGAAATTCAATCCGCAAGGAATAGAGCTGAAATAAATAGGCTTAATGTTCAGGCAAAAGACAGAACCAAAACTGAAGAAGAACGTTTGGCCATGTTGCAAAAAGCATCTGATCTTGAAGATCAGGACTTCCAGCAAAGAAAGAAAAATGCTGATGAAGCATTGCGTATTGCTCAGGAGCAGATAAGACAGGATGCAGAACTAACAGAAGAAGAATTTAAGCAATTAAAAAAGCAGGGCCTTAACTATAAAGAATACATTGAAGAAAAAACAAATGGAGTTGATGAACTTTTTGAAGCACTTTCAAAAGCACAGCTAGATCAAATAGCACTTGAAAATGAGTTTTACACCAATATGGAGAAGAACATCAATAAAAGAAATAAATTGATTGAAGATGCTGAAAAAGCAGCAGCAAAGGTATTAGAAGATAGAAAGAAAGCAGAAGAAGCAGCAACAAAAGCCCGTTTGGAAAATGAAAAGAAATTACAGGATGCTCTTACTGCTTATGCTCAAAAGCTTAAACTGGAACTTGATATTTTTCTTCAGGTCCAGGATCAGAAAGCTAAATCAGTTGAAGAAGAAATAAGACTGGCCGAAGCAGTAAGGGTTAAGAAAATTGACATTGCAAAAGCAGATTTCAATGCTTCTAAGAAAACAGCTAACGATGAACTAGCATTAAGAAAAGCCACCAACCAGGCTAATCTTGATTTTATGAAGTCACAACAGGAAGCTGTAATTACCAATGCTGAGAATGAATTTAAGGCCATTCAGCGCGCTAATCAATCTAAGTTAGATAGTAATAAGTTCTTAAATGAAGAAATACTTAACAACGAGTTAGAACGCATAAACACATTAGCACAAGCCGAAAGAGATTTGCTTAAAGTAAAGCTAGGTGAAACTGAAGCTTATCAAATTGAAGAGCAAAGGATCAATGATGAAGCACAAAAGAAAAAAGATGAACTAAAACAGCAGCGTGATGAAGAAGAGAGAAGCCGTAAAATTGCTGATCTTGAAAATCAAAAGGTAATCAATGAAGAAAATTTCATTCTTCAAATGGAAACTGAACGCGAAAGATTGCAGTTGCAAAGAGATCAGGAAATTGCAGAAGCTTCTAAAACCGGTGCTGATTTAACTTTGATAAGGGCTAAGTATGCACAACTAGATAAGGATATTGATAAGTCGGTTAAAGATTTTAAACTTCAGCAAAGAGCAGATCTTATTTCAGGATTAAAAGGCTTATTTGGTCAGGAAAGTAATTTAGGTAAAGCCGTTTCGATTGCTGAAATTGTAAACAGTACCGTAACGAATGCTGCCAAAGCATTTCAACAAGCATCTGTTTTTGCCTCAAATCCATTAACAGCAGCGCTGGCAGTTAACTCAGCAATCCAAGGTGGTATTATCATAGCAACTGGAGCAACGCAGGTTGCAAAAACTGTTGGTGCTAAATTTGAAAAAGGAGGTCTTCAGGAAGTTGGAGGTAACAGACATAGTTCAGGTGGAACAATATTTACAGGAGCAGACGGTACACAGTTTGAAGCTGAACGTGGCGAACTTATCGGGGTGATGAATAGGAATGCAGCACGTCATTTTATGGCATTTAATAACTCATTTCCTGCCGGAGGTAGTTCATCATCAAATTATTTTGAAAATGGTGGTATTGTATCGAGAGAGATTGCACCGCCTTTAATCAATGCTGAAGAATTAGCATCAAGAATATCAGAAGCAGTTAGCAATATACCACCGCCTGTTGTTGGTGTATATGATATAATTGATGGTGTTAATAAAGAGGTTACTGTAAAACAATATACCCACTTCTAATGGAAATTAAAAAGATCCTTTCAGGTTGGAAAAACTACCTTGACAAAAGCGAGGTAATAGAAACGATTGCAAAGGAACGTGCAATAATATGTGCAGCATGTCCGCATGCAAAACAAGGTAAAGTTTTAGCCTTTATAAAAGATAAACTAAAAGAAGTAGAGGGAGCCTACTGTGACCAATGCGGATGCCCGTTATCCGCAAAGGTTCGCTCCAAAGATATTTGTCCGAAACTCAAATGGTAAAATGACACGCTATGAAACAATTGTAAGCCTTAAAGATGATTTTATTAAACTAATGGGTAAAAACTTAATTCCTGTTCACATACTGGATTGGAAGACGTATTATGAAGCCTATTTGCAAGAAATTGAAAACCAGAAAAAAAACTTTTCAAAACCCACAAAGGAAGAAGCTATAATGACTGTAGCAACGCGTTATGATATATCACGCAGATCAATGTACTATGTAATATCCTTTATGGAAAAACCATAAAAAATAAAGCCAGCATTATGCTGGCTTTATTGATTTAAAAGATTGTTGAAATCTTTATCTCGATCTATATCTTCTTTAGCCATTACCTTATCAACTGGCCAAACATTATCCTGTTTAGGGAGCCACTGCAAATATTCATCATAGTGCTTATCATTATTGATCTTTAATTTTTGATAAGCGATGTATGGGTTACTTTCTTTCTTTTTCGGGTAAAAGAAACGAACCGTTTTGATAACGGCAAACCCAACTGCTGTACAGCATATTAAAAAAATAATCAAATACTCCATGTCACAAATTTAATGCAAAAACCAATGCACTAAACATCATTTTTCGCTATCTAATTTTACAGTATGATAGGAAACATTTATATATCCGGAGAAATTGGCATTGAAGTTAACTTGATTGATATAGTCGGTCAGGTTAAAGGCCAGCCAGAAGCTGTATCATTCAAGGTTCATATTAATTCACCAGGTGGCTTTGTAGATGCAGGATTTGACATTTTTAATTATATACGTTCCATAGGTAAACCAATTGAAACAATTGGCAGCGGTCTTGTTGCTTCTATTGCTACAGTAATTTTTATGGCAGGATCCAGCAGAAGCATTTTACCTAATACACAATTCATGATCCATTTACCTTGGATGGAAAGTGCAGGCAATGCAGATGAATTGGAACAGTATGCAAAAGAGTTGAGAGCTGTAGAAAAACAGCTAATGGACTTCTATAAGAAAGAATTAAATCTTTCTGAAGAAGCTCTACAACCATTGTTAAGGGATGAATCCTGGTTAACTCCTGAGCAATTACAGACATTGGGTTTTACTACATCACAACCGCTACCGGTTACCGCAAAAGCATTTTTTAAACCATTTAATAAATCAAGTATGACTGAAGAAGACAAAGGCTTTTTTACAAAAATTTTCGGGAAACTGGAAACCTTGTTATCGCCAAAAATCAAAAACAAAGTTATTCAGGATGCTACCGGCACTGAAATAGACTTTACCGATCTGGCAGATGATGCCGTAATAGAAGTAGGAGCAAAAGCTACTGTAGATGGAACACCTGCTGAAGGTGAATACCTGCTTCCGGATGGATTCACTTATGTGTTTGCAGCTGGAGAATTAATGGAAATCAAAGATCCGGAAGGTGATGATGAACTTGCAGAATTGAGATCTGAAAATGAAAGATTAACTCAGGAGTTAGCAGATGCACAAGCCAGCCATCAAACACAGATTGATACCATTAATACAGAATTTAACAAGCTTAAAGCAAAAGTTAAATCACAATTTAATGCTGGCGGCAAGAAAGAAACACCTGAAAAGCCGAAAAACATTAATCCTGCTAACAGGTTTGCTGGAGCAGCTGAAAGAATTAAAAACGCAAAAAATAAATAAGCTATGGCAGTTATAGATGTAAGTGCATTAACCATGAACCCTGAAGAGGTCCGTGAAGCAAACAAAATTATTTTTGAAAAGCTTTTTACAAGCCCAACACTAGAAGATATCCACGTTGTTGAAACTGGTATTGTAATGAAAACACAAATTGTTTTGGCGCAAAGAATAGATAAGCTTTTAGGTAAGTTGTCTGTTGGTTGTACACCAAACTCAGAAGGTGGTTTTACAATGTCTCAAAAGTATTGGGATCCTGTTACAGAAGATTTCAGATTAACACATTGTCAAAAAGATCTACCGGCACTTCTTAAGCTTTTCAAAAAAGCCCAAAAGATGAATCCTGATTTTTATGATGTAGTTGACAGTGAAGAGCTAGGAATTGTTATTGCAGCAATTGAAGCGGCAATGATGGAAAGCATCATCATAAAAATTTGGTTTGCTGATAAAACAGCTAAGTTAATTGCTGATGGAGGTGTGTTTAATGCAGCAATTGATTTAGCTAAAATCAACACTTTTGATGGGTTGTTTAAGCAAATTTTTGCTGATGTACCTTCTTCTGCATCTAACTATGTAAACATTGCTAAAAATGCAGGTGCTAGTTATGCAGCACAAGCTTTGGCAGATGATGAAGCATTAGGGATATTCAAAAAAATGTTTAACAAAGCAGATAAAAGGCTTTCAAAAGATAGCAATGCCGAATTGCTTGTTACGGCTTCTTTGTTTGACAATTTTGTTGATACGTTGGAAAATAAAACTATTACTAACGGATTCCTCGAAAGGGCTGAAGATGGTTCTACAAACATTAGATACAGGGGTGTGCCAGTCAAGATGATGGATATTTGGGACAGAACAATTGACCAATACCAGGACAATGGTACTAAATTAAATTTACCTCATAGAGCAGTTTTAACCATTAAAGAAAATATTCCAGTTGGAACACTTTCTACTGAAGATTTTCAAAGCCTTGATGTGTTTTATGATAAAACTCAAAAGATAAACATCATGGATGCGGTTTACACTATTGATGCAAAACACCTTGAAAATTATTTAACTGTAGCGGCTTACTAAGCCGCTACTTGTTTAACTTTTAAAATAAAGATTATGCCAGTAGATTGTACAGGACATTTAACAGCAGATATATTATTCGATTGCTCCAATGCACCAGTTGGTGGTATTGAGCAAAACGTTGTGCTAATCAATAAAGATGATATTGATGTAGTAGCAAGCACAATAGATGCGAGTAATAGAATATTAGTTACTAACCTTCAGCTAAAGCCAGGGAAAACAGGTTATTTATTAACCGGTGTAAAACAATCCAATGGCAAAGCGTGGGAATTAGTTAAAAAAGAAAACGCCCCCGATAAATTCAAGCATACATTTTCAGGAGTTATTTTCAATCCAAGTGCAGAAAACAAACAGCAAGCTGACAGCCTTTCAAAAGGCGCAAAGTATGTTGCAGTTATAGAGCAGGTATGGAAAGGAGTAACAAATAAAGATGCTTTTGAAGTACTTGGATTTAATGCTGGTCTTGAATTAATGACCATGACAAACAGCTCTAAAGAAAATGATAACATGATAATGTTTGAATTGACTTCAGTTGATGGTTATGAAGAAACGACTATGCCAAAAACACTTCTTGATGTTACTTATGCCGCTACTAAAACGGTATTCGATAACAAGTTTATCCAAGCAGCAGGTTAATCATGGATTTTATCTCAATGGATATTAACACCATCACTTCAGGGGTTAACAGTGATGGTGTTAGATATCTAGAATTATTTCTGAAAGAATATCAGATTTTATTTAATACGAAAGTTAACCCGGGATGCTCTAAATGCATTTCTGAATATCTAATTAAATACAAAAACACAATGAAAAAATCAAATAAAGAATCAGGTTATGTCCTTCATGATAAATATGAAAACATGCCTTTAGGATTTGGTTCTCAAATATTTGTGAATAACGAAAATATTACTGTAGAGTATGCGAAAATACTTCTAAGTCACCCAAACGGTGAAAGATATTTTTCTCATATCCCAGATGATGATGCTCCAGTAATAACACTAGAACTATTGCAATCTAATCTAAAGAAAGCTGAAGAAGATCTGGCAGCACTTCCAGTAAACGCACACCACAAAACAAAAGAAAAGCATGAAAAAGCTGTAGCAACAGCAAAAGAAGCGATAGTAAATTTTGAACCAGGGGATAGCGATCTTCCTGTAATTGGTGCAATCACTGTAACCGGTACTGAGGAACAGATTAACGAAACAAAACAGGAATAATATGAAAACCTTATTGATAGATGTATGGAAGCGTTTAACGCCTTGGAACAAGTCTGTCGATGTTTATTCCAATGATACAGATAATGCCTATCCAGAACGTATGGATAGGCTTATTAATAATAGTGTTACGGCAAAATCGGCTTCTAACATTATGGTTCAGTATTTAATCGGCAAAGGTTATGGACCTGAAAATGATACAATCATCATTAATAAGGATAAAAATATAAAGCTTGTAGATTTTGCTGATGATGTTGCAGATGATCTTGTAAAACAACGTGGTGTGTTTATTCATGTTAACTGGAATGCCCTTTACCAGATCTCCGATGTTAGTGTTATCCCGTTCGAGTGGTGCCGTATTGGTAAAACCGACAGTAATGATTATTCCGGAAAAATTGCTGTTTGCAAAGAATGGCTCAAACCTAAAAAAGCAGACATTCAGCTTATCGATGTTTTTAATCCGCGTAAAAAAGTGATCGATGCACAGGTAGAAAAAGCCGGTGGATGGGAAAGCTACAAAGGGCAAATATTATTTGTGAACATGGACACTAAATTGATTTATCCTTTATCCAGGATAGATTCTGTTGCTGAGGATTGCGATAGTGAAGCCCAATCATCTATTTATAAAAACAGGCTTTTGAGAAAAGGTTTTTTTGGTAATACACTTGTAATTACGCGCCCTTTGGTTGGAAAAGAACTTGAACCCGGGAGTGCTGAACTAGCGGAAGCGGAAAATGAAAGAACCCTTTTTCAACAAGCTATAAAAGACAGCTTAGGCGCTCAGAATGCTGGAGGTGTATTATGTCTTGAAATGGATTTTGCAGGTGAAAAACTTGAAGAAGCTATTCTTATAAAGCAGATTGAAAGCAAGATAGATGACAAGCTGTTTAATTATACCGAAACCAGCGTTAGAGAAAACATTCTAGTTGCTTTTAATAATCTTCCATCCGGACTGATAAAAACAAATGAAGCTTCTCTTTTTGGTAGTTCTGGAGAAGCTATAAAGGAAATGAAGCGCACCTATTGGGAAAACACTACCAAAGAACGTAACCTGCTTACTTCAATACTTAATCAGTTATTGGAAAAATCACAGGATTATTCAAAATTAATCATCCAACCGTTAAAACTTATAGAAGATGCAGAAGTTAATAACCAGGTCTGATATCGCTAAGTACAGGCAAATCAGTAAAACGCCTAACGATGATAAGCTGAATGAAATGATATTGGATGCTCAGATGTTAGATGTTCAAACATTGTTGGGTGAAAACCTCTATAATAAAATTATGGCATCACCTTCGGGTTATTCAGATTTAATGGAAGGAGGTATTTATCAATATAATGGAATGGACTATACAAACTATGGTTTGAAAATGGTCATTTGTTATTTTACATATGCCAGGTATATGATGTTCGGATCTGCCATTGATACTCCTTATTCTGTTGTTGAAAAATTAAATGACAATAGTCGGCCAGTAGATACATCTGCAAAGAAATCTATATATAGCCTTAACCGAGATGCAGCATTTCAGATATGGGAAAATGTAAAAAACTATCTCGTTAGAACCAACAACCCAGACTTTAACCACTGTAAAAACTCAACTCCTTCAAGAGGTATGCGTTTTACTAAAATAGGATAGCATGAATGTTATTGTTAATGTAGATGAAAGAAAATTTTCTCATAACGGTATTACTTACCTGAAGAATTATATATCTGTTGTTGCTGGCAGCAGATTAATGATTTTCAATTGTTATGAGAAAAAAGATGTGCTTGTAGAACTTACTAACTACGGTCAATTTTCTGTAAATGGTATAGTGTATGCTTCTGCTGCATTACTACAAGCTGCATTACTAGATGTGATCTATTCCCGTGCTAATATGGGTGAAGGAACAGCTTTTGATCAAAATAATAGAGGTAAAACCATGTCTTTTACTTTACCTGTTGGTGTAGTTGCAACATTACCTGAAATTGTAAGCAGATTAAACAGCAGTACATTTGCTATACAGCCTTTTTTACCATTTACAGTATTACAAACACAATCTCCTATAGTTTTAACGATTATAGAAAGCATTGAATCTGTAAGTAAGCGATATGTTTACTTATTCTTTGGAGGTAAGGGGTTATGGGGCGGAAATGGCCCTGTTATAAATGCATCTCAGCTCTTTTTTGTTACAGTTTCACAACTAACACCTGAAGATATAAAAGATGATCCTAATGCAATTATTAATAATCTTGATCCGGTTGTTGCTGGTGATTTCATAACAAAAGCAAATCAAGCTGTTTGGGATTTAGGAGATTCTGGAGAAGTTCAGGAAGATGGGGGGGTTAGATCATACTATTTTACATATACTGATAAAGGTGTTTTGTATTTCGCTTTGTTTAAAGGTGTACCTGGCATTTATGGAGGATCTGGCACACAATTTACAGCAGATGATTTTGTTATTTCAACTAATAGCAGCGTTACTCCTGATTTTAATATACTTGATTGGAAACCGGGAATATATTCTGAGAATAGTTTAGTAACAGAAAGTATAAACGGGCAAAAATATTTATTCAAAAGCTTATCAGATAACAATACTACTGAACCATTATTTAAAAGCCATAAGCCAGCATGGGATAGCCATTTTGGAGGTAACTATGTAGGTGTTTGGGATAATACAACTGCTTTTGTTACAGGTAACATAGTTAATAGGGAAGGTTATGCATACTGGTGTGCATCTAACAACACTAATACGGATCCTAAAATATTGACATACAATAAATGGATTAAACTTGGCAAGTTGATTGGTGCGTTTAGTAGTGGTACTATATATAAAAACGGTGATGTTGTTACAAGTGGAACTAATGTACTGATATCTAACTATGACAATAACAAATATGCACTAGATTATGGTCCTGTTTCTAAATGGGAATTTATCAATGGTGATGCAAATACTATTGTTTCAGTAGGGGATAGTATGACTGAAGGTATAGGTTGTACTGGGGATGGGGATTATCCTTCACAACTCTCAAAAAGATTAGGTAGGAATGTTTTAAATATTGGTATAGCCGGGGAAACTTCTACACAAATTAGAACTCGTTTTTTTCAAGCCCCCCAATTATGGCATTTATCATTCATTTTTTGGGCTGGCAGGAATAATGCGGGTGATCCTACAACGGTACTTGCTGATATTGCTGCTATGGTGGCTGCTTTACCTCATGATCGATATCTGGTTATAGGTATTACCAAGCACATTTTTGAAGACAACACACAGGTTGATGATCTTAACGCACAGCTTAAAGCTATTTATGGTGATAGGTTTGTTGATATGCAAGCTTACTTATTAACTATTTATGATACAAGTATTCCTCAGGATGTTTTAAATCATGCATCTGGGTACCTTGCTTGGTCAATCCTTTCTGATTATTTGCATTTAAATAATAAAGGCTATTACCATGTTGCTAAATTAATTGCTTCGAGATTCCTATACCTTCAGGGAACGCCTGAAATATATCTTGAATCGGCTGTGTTTGCAGCACCGATAAAAATTCCGAATGGAATATTGCCTGGTGATTCAGTTAATAAAAGCCAGCTTGATTTAAAAGCAAATAAAAACGGTTCTGATGCAACGGGGACATGGGGCATAAATATTACAGGTAATGCCGGAAATTCGACATTATGGAATACAATGCCTGTAAATTTATCTAGTGTATCACCTTCTATGGATTTTTTACTAGGCAACAAGGATAATACCGCTGTATTAGTGGTCGCATCAGGAGTTAAAGCGTGGTTATCAATTGCAATTACAGATGTTTCGAACCTTGCTACATCACTATCAGGTAAAGCAGATTTAGTTGGTGGTACGGTTCCGGCTTCACAGCTTCCTTCTTATGTAGATGATGTATTGGAATACGCAAATTTAGCAGCATTCCCTGCAACAGGTGAATCCGGTAAAATATATGTGGCAAATGATACAAATCTAACTTATCGTTGGTCAGGTTCTTCTTATGTAGGATTGAGTATTTCACTTGCTTTGGGTGAAACTGCAGGTTCTGCTTATCGTGGTGATCGTGGTAAAATAGCGTATGATCATAGTCAAACTACAGGTAATCCCCATAATACTACGATATCGGATATACCGGGCCTTACTGATGCGCTTCCTGTCATTTTAAAGCTAACCCAAAACATAGACTTCCCGGATCTTGGATCACATTCCTATTCCGATTTAGAAATTGATTTCACGGGGGCGGTTATAGGTGATTGTGTTGAAGTATTTGCTCCTATCGCATTAAACCTTCCAAGAATATATTATACAGCCTGGGTATCTGCTGCTGATAAAGTAACAGTACGTATTACAAATACAGATACACCATCAGTGGTAACACCTGCAGGAGATTTCAAACTAAGAATCATAAAATAAACTATATGGAATTAACACTATTTATCAGAAAAATTTATTTCTCAATCATTTTACTGGCTTCGGATAAACCTTCAATAGCAGAGAAAATTCAATATTGGCTTAAATTGATAGCTACATCAGCTCCGGTGGTTTTGGTGCTGGATTATTTTGATTTTTGGTATAAGGATAATAGTCAGTTCTTTAATTATGTATTAGTAGCATTGATACTAAACATGATAATAGGTATAGTTTATCATGTAAAAATGAACACATTTAGCTGGGGTGACTTTTTTATGAGGAACATTTCAATGTTTATAAACGTGCTGGTTGTGTATGTTCTCCTTGATATGTTGAGAAATACAGCAGGGAACAATATAGTAGGGGAATCATTTAAAGTACTTATTCAGGTAACTACTTTATTATATCCTATATCTAAAACACTAAAAAACATTTATATACTTAATCAGAATAAATTCCCTCCGGCATTCATAATGGAAAGGTTATACAATTTTGAGAAGAATGGGAACCTAGATGATTTATTTAATAAAAAAGACGAAAAAACAGAATAATTATGAAAGGTCAAAAAATTATAGATGTAGCTATTAAAGAAGTTGGACAGGTTGAAAGCCCTGTGAATAGCAATAAAACAAAATACGGTAAATGGTTTGGTTTTGATGGTGTTGCTTGGTGTGGAATATTTTGCAGTTGGGTATATGCTCAGGCAGGTTATGCTTTGCCTAAAATCGGATTTACAAAAGGTTTTGCCGGATGCCAGACTGCTGTAGCACATTTTAAAAAAACAGGTGAAATTACAGAAAATCCTCAGGTTGGTGATCTTGTATTTTTTGACTGGAATAATGACGGCCGTTATGACCATGTTGGAATATTCAACGGTTGGAAATCCATGGGTTCAGGAATATTTTATTCAATTGAGGGCAATACTTCATTAACTAATCAAAGTAATGGAGGGCAGGTTATGAACAGAGTTAGAAAAACGACAGGTGTATTATTTGTTCATCCAAAAGTATTAGACTAATGAGAAAGTATATCCCATACATGGCAATACTGGTTTTGTTGGTCCTGTTATTAGCATCGATGCAAACCTGCAGCTTTCATAAGTCACATGCTGATTCTAATTTAGAAGCGATCATCGACACTGTAAAACACTTTAAAAATAAGTTGGGTACTCAAACGGCCAGCATCAATACACTGCAACTGGATAAAGAACAATTGCAAAAAGTTATCCTGGATAAAGATGCCGAACTGGCTAAACTGGCAAAGGAATTTTTAAAAGTCAATACCATTACCAAGTATAAAACGGTAATGCAGATTGATACGATAAGGATTGCATATAAAGATACAGTTCCATGCATTTTTGAGCGTACAGGAGAAGTTAAAAAGGATTGGTATAGATTTTCTTATAAATCAAATCAAAAGGGAATACAGATCGATTCTTTAAGCACATGGACTAGCACAACATCAATAACCGGTTTTAAAAGAAAGTGGTTTTTAGGTAAGCAAACAGCAGTAACAGATATTACAAATACTAATCCTTATATAAAAGTAATAGAAATGAAATCTGTTGAAGTAGTAGTTCCGGAACCATGGTATAAAAAATGGTATACTTGGTTGGCAGCTGGTTTAATAGTTGGCTTTTCAATAAAATAATAAAAGGGTACTCAAATCGGGTACCCTTTTTAATTCCCTCGATTTCGAGAGTTTTAATATATAGGTGAATTTGCTAGAATATCTTTCTTTAAAACATCTTTTAGATTTGTAATGTAAATTTCTGTAGTCATTTCAGAAGTATGACCGAATAGCTCTTTAATTGCTCTTATACTTGCACCGGCCATGATGTAAGCGTTTGCTCCTGATTTCTTAGTAGAATAAAGATTTACGTTTATACCAAGTCCTATTTTTACAATTTTGCGCCACCTGTTAGTTGCTGTATCTCTTTTTAATTGAGTAGGGCCGCAAATAAAATCTTTATGACTTCCTATATTTCCTTTGCCTTTTTCTCTGAAACTACCAAAAAGATAATATTCTCCTGGATAACTGAAAATATTCATGGATTCAAATATTTCATAGAGTGAATTGTTTATAGGTACGGTCCTTTCTTTTCTTGATTTTGTTATTGATCCGGGTAAAGTAATAATACGATTTATCATGTCGACATAGGATATCTGTATGCGTGTTAGTTCAACAGGACGTATGCCGGTATAAAAAAGTGTTTGTACAAACCTTCCAAAATCAACATGAAAGGTCTCTAAGTGCTCTTTTATTATTTTATGTTCTTCCGGTGTGGCTGGAACGTTAGAAATGTATTCATTAACCTGAAGGTGCTTTATGTTGTGACCGGGGTTTATAGGTATAATATCCCATTGAAGGAGTTCAGACAATACAGCTTGTAGGTAATTAAGGTTCTTGTTGTAAGATAGATTTGACCACTTGCGCTGCTTCATCATCGTTTCCATTATAGTTTTAATGTGAACGCGCTTAGTGTCTACAACTAGCAGCTTACCTAAGTTTAAAGTACGAATTGCGTCTTTGCAGAATCGGATTGTACATTGATAATCTAAATAGGTTTTATGGGATAATCTGGATTTCTTTTTATCCATTGCAAAATCTAAAGCATCGGACAAGGTTAAGTCTAAACCCTCAATAGCTTCTAGATCGGGTACCAGAGGATTCCATCCGGATCTAAGTTTGTTGAAATAGTAATTGCTAATGGCTTCAGCTTCTAAAAGTCTTTCTTTTAAATCTTTGATGCGGTTAATATCATCACGCTTTATAAAAAGCTTCTTATTATACCTCCACCAAATATACCATTCTTTGTTTTTGCCTGTTCCTTTGTAGATTTTAGGCTTGGAATAAATTGCTTTCAT